GCTAAGGGGTATCTATGTCGAACACCATCCTTACACCCAACATCATCGCCAACGAGGCGCTGGACGTTCTGCGCACCAACGCCGTCATGGCCAACCTCGTCCACCGCGACTACTCCTCCGAGTTCGTCGCAGGCGTGGGCGACACCATCACCGTCCGCAAGCCCGCCACCTTCGAGGCCAAGGAGTTCACCACCGAGGTCGAGGTGCAGGACGCCACGGAGGGCAAGGTTCCCGTCAAGATGGACAAGCTGCTCGACGTGACGTTCGCCGTCACGTCCAAGGAGCTGACGATGGGCATCGTCGACTTCTCCGCGCAGTTCCTCGTCCCGGCCATGCAGGCCTTCGCCGACAAGATCGACGGCTACCTGCTCGCGCTCGAGAAGGACGTCACGAACCGCGTCGACCACACCAAGGGCGCTATCGCCGTGGCGGACATCATCGCCGCCCGCAAGTTCCTCGTGGACGCCAAGGCGCCCTCCACGGAGCGCCGCTTCGTCTACGGCTCCCAGGCCGAGGCCGACCTGCTCAACACCGAGGCGTTCACCAACGCCTCTGCCGTCGGCGACAACGGCACCGCCCTCAAGGAGGCATCGCTTGGCCGCAAGTACGGCCTCGACTTCTACTGCGACCAGAATGTGCAGAAGACCACGGCGGAGACGGCCAACTACACGCCGTCCATCGCTTTCCACAAGAACGCCTTCGCGCTTGTGACCCGTCAGCTCGAGATGCCGCTTGGCGCTCCCAAGGCGTTCTCCACCTCCTACGACGGCTTCGGCCTGCGCGTCGTGCAGGGCTACGACCAGAAGACCAAGACCGACACCGTCTCCATCGACATGCTCTGCGGCGTCAAGACCCTCAGCCCCGAGCTCGCCGCCGTCATCACCGATAAGCGATAGGCGCAGAGATGCTCGAGCAGGTGCTTCTGTCGCTGCGCAACTGGTTCGTCGCTGACAAGCGCACGGGGCGCGTCCGCATCGAGGACGGCCGCCTCGTGCCGCCCGCGGCACTCGACCTCAAGGAGGGCCAGTACATCCGCATCACGGGCTCGACGTTCAACGACGGGTTGCACTCATGGCCCTACAACGGCCTCACGGACGAGGAGTTCGTCGGCACCGTCTGGGCGCTCGCCATCCCGCGGGCCGTGGTCGACCTCGCTGACGAGGTCGCGGCTTGGCAGCAGGAGCACGCCAAGGAGCTGGACAGCCCGTATACGAGCGAGAGCTTCGGCGGCTACAGCTACACGCGCGTCGGCGGTGACGGCTCGCCCATCACGTGGCGCCAGCAGTTCAAGGCGCGACTCGACCCTTGGAGAAAGCTGTGAGCCGCCTTTACGAGCGTATGGCGGTGCCGTGCGCGAGACTCGTCGAAAAGACCGAGCCTGACGGCGAGGGCGGCTTCAGGACCGCCCTTACCGTCGGCGACGGCTTCGTGGCGGCGATCGTGCGCGACAGCTCGACGGCCTCGCGCATCGCGGAGCACGACGGCGTGAGGAACGTCTACACCGTGACCACCGACGAGCCGCTGCGGTACGGCGACCTTTTCCAGCGTGCGTCCGACGGACAGGTTTTCCGCTGCACGTCGAACGCGGACGACGGGGCGGCACCGAGCTGCGCGTCGTTCGGCTTCGGCCAGTGCAGCGCGGAGGAGTGGGAGGTGTCGGATGGCGACTAAGGCGGCAGCGCTGCAGGCTTGGCTCGAGGGCTTCGGCCTTCCCGTGTACCGCGACTCGGCGGTGCCGGGCGAGGCGAAGATGCCCTACATCACCTACGACCTGCCGACCGCGGCATTCGGCACGCAGTGCAACTCCGAGGTGAACCTCTGGTTCCGTACATCGTCCGAGGCCGCGCCGAACGCCAAGACCGAAGAGATCGCCCGGGCGCTGGGGCTGTCGGGCGTGCTGCTGCCGTGCGACGGCGGCGGCATGTGGGTGATGCAGGGCGAGCCGTTCTGCAACGCCATGGCCGACGAGGACAACGCCGTGAAGCGCCGAATCATCAACCTGACCATTGAGTACATGACCAGCTACTAGGAGGTCATATGTCTAAGTTCACGCGCATCCCCGAGAACACGTTCAAGGAGATCGTCATCAACGCGGGCCTGCTCGCCACGAATTTCAACCCCAAGACCGCAGAGGTCGCGGAGTCCGAGCTGATGGGCGCGACGAGCGGCGGAACCAGCTTCGCCGCCACGCCCAACTTCATCGACTACGGCGAGGACATCGACAACTGCCCCGCCAACACGATGGAGCTCAAGCGTATCGACAGCATCGAGGCCAAGCTGAGCGGCACCTTCGTGACGCTGAACACCGCGCTCGGCAAGAAGCTCGCAGCCGCAGCCGACGAGACCGAGGGGAAGATCGTCCCGCGCTCCGCACTCTCGGAGGCCGACTTCGCCGACATCTGGCTCATCGGCGATTACTCGGGCGAGAACGGCAACGGCTATATCGCCATCCGCCTCATCAACGCGCTCAACACGGGCGGTCTGCAAATCACGACGCAGAACAAGGCCAAGGGCCAGTTCGCGTTCGAGTTCACGGGCCACTACTCAATCAAGAACCCCGAGATCGTGCCCTACGAGCTGTATATCAAACAGGAGATTGGAGCCTAACCATGAAGCTGGACAACCTTAACGCCGACGAGTTCCAGAATGCCATGTGCCTATTGGCGGACGTGGCGGAGGACGTCATGAACGGCGAACTCGGCGCAAAGGCAAAGGCCTCCTACGCCAAGTTCCGCTCCGACTCCGCCAAGGCCAAGGCCAAGGCGACCGCCAAGGCGAAGGGCGACCCCGAGGCCGCGAAAGCAGCCGCCACCGCCGAGGTCAACGGCCTCGCCGTGGACATGGTGGCCGGTCTGCTGCCCGACGTGCTGCGCCAGGGCGGCGAGATCAGCTACAAGCTGCTCGCCGCACTCGACGGCCAGACGCTCGAGGAGTACAAGGCCGACTTCACCGTCAAGAAGTGGGTGAACGACATCAAGGATGCCATCGACGGCATCGACGGCATCAAGGACATTCTGGCTCCTTTTTTTGGATAGCCGCCGAGGACCCATCTCACATATGGCTCTGTCTGGGCGAGTACGTCGGGCCACGGCGTGCTCGCCCTTTCTGTAGGTACATGGTCGCGCGGTGGCGCGAGCGGGACGAGCGGGAGGCGTTCCGCGTGTACCTGAGCGAGTCGGTGCGCCTCATGGCGCAGGGGAAGTGGCTCAAGGAGCCCTTCCTGAGCATCGTCAACGGCGGTGCGGGCGATGGGTCCGAGGCGGAGGACACGCGCGGCGGCGACGAGATCGCCGCAGACATCATCGAGCGGATGGGATTGAAGGTGGTCTAGGTGAACCTTCTCGACCTGATGATTAAGGTCGGCCTCAAGGACGAGGCCAGTGGCAAGGCTGAGGGCGTGGCCTCGAAGGTCGTGGGCACGCTCGGCAAGGCCGGCGCGACCGCCGCCAAGGCGATAGGCGTTGGCGTCGCCGCCGTGGGGGCGGGCGTCGCCGCCATCACGGGCATGAGCATGAGCGCATACGCCGCATACGAGCAGAACGTCGGCGGCATTAAGAAGATATTCGGCAACATGGGCAAGTCCCTCGAGGACTACGCCGCCATGACCGGCCAGACCGTCGAGCAGTGCTCCGGTAAGTGGGAGCAGCTCGAACAGGCCCAGACGACGGTGCTGGCCAACGCCGACCGCGCCTACATAACGGCCGGCCTGAGCGCCAACCGGTACATGGAGCAGGTGACGGGCTTCTCGGCCTCGCTTGTCTCCTCGCTGGGCGGCGACACGGTCAAGGCGGCCGAGTACGCCAACACGGCCATGGTCGACATGAGCGACAACGCGAACACCTTCGGCACGGCGATGGAGGACCTCCAGAACGCCTACCAGGGCTTCGCGAAGCAGAACTACACCATGCTCGACAACTTGAAGCTCGGATACGGCGGAACCAAGGAGGAGATGCAGCGCCTCGTCAAGGACGCGCACGCGGTCAACTCAGCCGTGGACGAGTCGAGCCTATCCTTCGATAACGTCGTGCTGGCCATCCACACGATGCAGGAGCAGATGCAGATCGCCGGCACGACCTCGCGCGAGGCCGCGACGACCATCGAGGGCTCCTGCAACATGGCCAAGGCCGCCTGGGAGAACTGGGTGACGGAGCTGAGCAAGGACGACGCCGACATGGGCAAGCTCACCGAGGAGCTGTTGCAGTCGGTCGAGACGGCGGCCTCGAACGTCGTCCCGCGCGTTGCGACCATCGTCGGCACGGCGCTGTCGCAGCTACCGAGCCTTGTCACGTCGGTCGGTCCCGTGCTCGGCCAGGCGTTCGTCGACATTTTCACGCAGGCGCTCGGCAGCGCGGCTGAGGCCGTGCCCGGGCCCATGGGCGACATCCTCTCCGCCGTGTCTGACGGCGTGGACGAGATCGGCGAGCGCTTCAAGGGCCTTGGCGAGATCTGGTCGGTTGGTGACAACCCGTTGGAGTCGCTGCACCTCGCCATGGTCTACGGCCTGACGCTGCTCGAGGGCGACCTGTCCACGCTGCAGGAGAACATCACCTCATCGCTGCCCGGCATCGCCGAGGGTTTCGCCGACGTCGGCGGCGAGGTCGCCCCCAAGCTCGCCGAGGGAATCGAGATGGGGCTGTCGTTCCTCTCCGAGACGGCGGCGTCGCTCATGACATCGCTCGGCGGGTACCTGTCCGAGAACCTGCCCTCCATCATGGAGAGCGGCCTGCAGATTCTCACCGGCCTCTCCGAGTCCATAGCCGAGAACGCGGGCGTTCTGGCAGAGGGCGCGGCGAACCTCATCGTCGGCTTGGCGCAGGGTATCGCCGACAGCCTGCCGACGCTCATCGAGCAGGCCCTGGTCATCGTGCAGAACCTCGCCAGCGCGATCAACGAGAACGCGCCGATACTGCTCGGTGCCGGCATCCAGGCAATCGTGACGCTGGCGCTCGGCATCGTGCAGGCGATACCGACGCTCATAGCCAACATCCCGGCCATCTTCTCGGCCTTCGTCTCGGCGTGGTCGGGGCTCGACTGGCCGAGCCTCGGCAGGAACGCCATCACGTTCCTGGGCAACGGCATCACCGGCATGGCCGGCTTCGTCAGCACGTGCGGAACCAACATCGTGTCCGCCATCCGCGGCGCGATCCAGAACCTGCCGTCCACCCTGGCGAGCATCGGCCGCAACGGAATCAGCAGCTTGGGCTCCGCCATCCGCGGCGCGGTCGGCTTCGTGATCTCGGCGGCCTCGAGTATCGGCAGTTCCATCATGGGCGCCCTGTCCTCCATCCCGGGCCGCGTGGCCTCCATCGGCTCGCAGATCGTGCAGGGCATCGCAAACGGAATCAGCGGCGCGGCAGGCGTGGTCGTGAGCAAGATTACCGGCGTGGTGGGCGGCGCCATCGACGCGGCCAAGAACCTGCTGGGTATCCACTCGCCGTCGCGCGTGTTCCGCAAGATTTTCGGTTACGTGATGCAGGGCGCGGCCCTCGGCATCGACGACACGGCGGACGAGCCGGTGAAGTCCATGAGGTCGGCGGTGCGCAACGTCGAGAAGGCCGCCGTGTTCGGTGTGAGCGTTACCGGCGGCGGAGCATACGGGGCGACCGCCAGCGGAGCCGCGGGCTTCGCGGGCGGCGGCAACGTTTACAACCTCTACCTCGACGGCGACATGCTGGGCGTCGACGGGCGCGTGGCGTCCGCGTTCAGGGCCTTCGTCGCGGCGGTGGAGCAGAGCATGGCGATGGGGGTCGCGTAGGATGGCGCAGGGAAACTGGGTTCAAGGCGGTAGCGGCTACCGCAAGTACTGCTGGTGCGCGTACGTGGACGTTGCTGAGGTCGGGCGCACGGACACCACCGTGACGTACCGCGTCACGCACGGCTACGGCACGCGCTACGCCATCGACTGCTACGCAAACGGCAGCTCGTCGGCGGGCGGCTCGTGGAACGGCTCGGTCTACTCGACGAACAACTCCGGTTGGGTGTGGGTGCAGTGCACGTCGCGCGACGTCGTGCTCAACCGTGGCAACGGAAGCGCCTACAACCACACCTTCACGGGGCAGATTAACGTCACGGGCGGCTTCGGCAACGGAACGTCGAACGCCTCCAACACCGTCACGGTCCCGTGCCGCGCCTACCATACGCCGCACACGCCGAAGAACATCAGGGCGGAGCGCCTGAGCGACACCAGCGCGAAGGTCAGCTGGGACGTCGACTACACGGGCATGAACGGCGACTACCCCTGGTCGACCGTGACCGTCGGCGTGGCGAAGAACGGCCCGGGGAAGTTCACCGACGTCGGAACCGTCAGCTGGGATACCACGAGCCACACCTACAACGGCCTCGAGCCGGGCTGCATGTACATCTTCTCGGCCAAGGCGACGGGCCCCGGCGGCACGTCGGACTACGGCGTGAGCGCGCCGGCGATCTACACCACGCCGACGGCGCTCGGCATGCTCGAAGCAGTCAAGGCGGAGGCGGCGAAGGTCGTGCTCAAGGGGCACGACGCGCCGGCCTTCGTCGACAGCTGGGAGTTCCAGCTCACGACCGACGGTGGAAAGACGTGGGTCGATGCGGATGTAAGCGCCTCTTGGGAGGACGAGGAGGCACCGGCGGGTACGGTGCGCTACCGCGCCCGCGCGGTCAAGAGCGGCCTCAAGGGACCGTGGACCGAGTCAAACGAGGTCACGACCATATGCCCGCCGCTCGCGCCGTCCATCAGGGGCGTCAGGGCGGCTTATGCCACCCGCTCGACCGCGACACTCGAATGGGTGCCCAACCATCCGGACGGCTCGGCGCAGGCCTCCGCTGAGGTGCAGATCACGACGCCGACGGGTCCCACCACCACGACGGTCGATGGCCCGGGTACGAGCCTGAAGCTGCCGACGGACGCCAAGGGCATGTACACCGTGCGCGTGCGCACCAAGGGCCTCGACGAGGACTGGGGAGCGTGGTCGAGCGCGGCGGCATATACCGTGGCGGACGCGCCCCAGGCATTCTTCACCGACCCGGCTGCGGACGGGGCGACCCTGCGCGCGGTGCCGCATATCTTCACGTGGAAGGTGGCCGACGAGACGGGCGTCAGCCGACAGTACCTGTCTTTGTGCGACATCAGGGGCAATCTCCTGTGGAGCGGGACTGTGGACAAGGACGCGCGCTCCTTTGGCCTCGGCTACGCGCAACACGCCTTCGTCAACTTCACGCCGTACAGGGTCATGCTCACGGTCACGGCCGGATCGTCGCTATCGGTCACCGTCTCGAGACCTTTCCGGACCGACTGGGCACCGCCAGCCAAACCGTCGCTCAACATCTTCGTCGACGAGAGGCTGGGATGCCAGCTGTCGGTATTCCCAGGCAAGGCCGACAGCGACGACACGCCCGAGACGTCCCACTTCACCGTGTCGCGCGTCCTGCCCGACGGCTCGACCCTGCAGCTCGGCTCTCACCTTGCGGCGGGCGAGGGCGCGAGCGACCCGCTGCCTCCGCTCAACAGCGAGTTCGAGTACGTCGCGGTCGCATACGCGGCGACTGGCGTGAGCACGGCGACGAGGGTCAAAACGACCGTGGCGAGCCGCGCGGTGGCTCTCAACTGGGGAGCCGGCGCTGAGAGGTCGTGGCTCGGGCGCTATCTCAAGAAGGGCTCGAGCCGCAAGGTGACGCACGGATACAAGATGCTGCACTTCGCCGACGGCGGGGAGGGGCTGCCCGTCTCGTACGGCATCAACGAACGAGACGTCAAGGACAGCATGGACTTCCTGCTGCTCGATGAGGAGGACTACAAGTCATTCCTCGAGGTCATGAACATGGCGGGGCGCTTTTGGGTGCGTGATCTCCACGGCGAGCGGTTCCGCGCCCGCCTCAGCTGTAGCGTGAAGCGTTCCGACGGCGCGTGGGTGGCTTCGTGCGACCCGACGTGGGAGACGTGGGAGGAGCCCGCCAATGGCTGATAGCTGGATAAGGCCGTTCGACGCTTCCTACGACTTCGTGCGCGTATCACGTGAGACGGGGCTCGAGCTCGACTTCGTGCGCGACATCGAGAACGGCGGCTCCATCGAGCGCAACGCAAACACGGCGCTCTATGAGACTGCATCCCTGGACTTCGCTGACAAGTTCGACGTTGGCAACGATTTCTTGCGTGTGTACCTCAACGCCACCTTCACGGACGGCAGTAAGAGGCGCGAGTGCCTCGGAACATTCATGCCGCAGGTGGACTCGGTGGACATCGACGGCGCCTACCGCGAGGGCCAGATCAACGCCTACGGCCTCCTGAAGCGGCTCAAAGACGACGACTTCGACGGGCCGTACGTGATCGTTGCGGGCAGCAATCTGGTTGATGAGGCCGTCAAGATAGCCGAATCGGTCGGCCTCACCGTCTACGCCGACCCCAGCAGCCTCCTTCTGGGCAGCACCTTGGTTTTCGGCGTGGGCAGGGACAACGACGCTAAGAACAAGCTGGACGCGGTGGACCTGCTCCTCAAGGCGGCCGGGTTCCGCTCGCCGGCGACCGACCGAATGGGCAACGTGATCTACAGGCGCTACGTCGAGCCTGCCGACATGCCCATCTCGGCCGAGTTCACCGAGGGCAGGGACGCGCGCTTCATGTCGGACATGACCGAATCGACTAACCGCGCCGAGGTCTGCAACGTCGTGCACGTGGACTTCAGCACGCAGGACGCATCGGTGCGCGGCACAGCGGTGGACGACTCGCCCGATTCAGACCTCTCGACCGTCTCGGTCGGTCGTCGAATCGTCAAGAGCTACAGCTACGACAGCCTGCCGGGCGTGGATACCGAGGACGCCAACCTTGTCGAGGGCGCCGCCAACGCCCTCATCGGCACCGGCAAGAAGTCGGATAAGAGCTTCAGGCAGAGCGATTCGCACGGCAGCATCCGGACCGTCTACGTCCCTGACTCGCCACAGACGGGCGTGCTCTTCGGCATCAAGGTCGTTTCGAGTGGCGGGCGTATCGGTTTCTGCCAGGACGAGGGGCCGAGCGTCAAGAAGGATACGGACTACACGCAGAGCGTGTGGGTCAAGGGCACTAAGGGCGCGACGGGCATCATACAGTCTTTCTGGGATCAGGAGAGGGCGCTTGGCCCGGTGACCAAGGGGTTCACCATGACTGGCGAGTGGCAGAAGGTCAGCTACACCTACCACGCCACGGAGAACCACAGCAAGGTCAGCTGGGGCTACTGCTACATCGACGGCGGCGAGGCCATCTTCGTCGCCGACAAGGTCGAGGAGGGAGGCAGCGCCACGCCTTGGCCCCAGGACGCCATGCAGGCGGCGGCGGACCGCAAGGCGGCGGAGCTGCTCGC